TTTCTCTAAGGTTGAGGCCTCCTCCAACAGTAAGGTTATCCGGTAGTGTTGTAATGCTTGTTCCTTCAAGGTAGAGGGCTCCTCCAACAGTAAGATTATCCGGTAGTGTTTTAATGCTAGTTTCTCTAAGGTTGAGGCCTCCTCCAACAGTAAGGTTATCCGGTAGTGTTGTAATGCTTGTTCCTTCAAGGTAGAGGTCTCCTCCAACAGTAAGGTTATCCGGTAGTGTTGTAATGCTTGTTCCTTCAAGGTTGAGGCCTCTACCAACAGTAAGGTTATCCGGTAGTGTTGTAATGCTTGTTCCTTCAAGGTAGAGGTCTCCTCCAACAGTAAGGTTATCCGGTAGTGTTTTAATGCTTGTTCCTTCAAGGTTGAGGCCTCTACCAACAGTAAGGTTATCCGGTAGTGTTTTAATGCTTGTTCCTCTAAGGTTGAGGCTTCCTCCAACAGTAAGGTTATCCTCTATTATTTGATAATCACTAATACTCCAATCTTTAACAAATTTTTCTTGTTCTTTGGTCATATATAAATCCTTTCTTTGTTCTTTGATTAGTAAAAAAAAGAGGGAGCACGAACAAACTATCAATTGGGTAAATGAAGTTAATAATCAATCTACTCCGCAGAATGTAAAATATCCAAAAGCCCCTCAGGAATTGTCGATAAAATAAATAAGAAAAAGAGCCGGTGAGTTAAAAGTAAACTATCTAAGAAAGGAACCGGCTCAAACTCTTGGGAGAGTTAAATTTTTCAAGTCCTTAAGGAGACGGACTCCACAGCCGGAATCATCCTGGCTGTGAACAAGGCGCCATTTGACACATCCGCCTATATTAAAAACTTAAGGGTGATTTGTGGTAATAAATAGTGAATAAAATATAGAAACAGTGAGTACGATTGCTGTAACAACAAGAGAAAATTGGGTAGAAATATGAATTGTATTACATAATAGCATCTTTAAGCCAATAAAGCTCAATACTATAGATATTCCATATTTTAAAGCACAGAATTTCTCTACAACTTCTGCAAGTACAAAATACAAAGCTCTTAGCCCCAAAACTGCAAATATATTAGCACTAAAAATTATAAATGCATTGTTACTTATTGCTAATGAAACAGGTATGCTATCCATAGCAAAAACAATATCCGTTGTTTCTATCATCAATAAAACTATAAATAAAACAGTAGCTTTACCATTAACAAAAAATTTATTTCCAATATATCTATCATGAGTTTTAAAATGTTCTTTAAAGTATAAAACAACTTTGTTTTCGTGAATTTCTGCATCTTCATTGTGTGCAAAATATATCTTTATACCTGAATAAACTAACAATAATCCTAATGGATATATTAGAAAATGAAACATATTTAACAGCGCAACACCACTAAAAATACAAATTCCTCTTAAAAGTATTACTCCAACAATCCCCCAAAATAGACAATGATGCTGATACTCTTTAGGGGTTTGAAAATGATTAAAAATAAGATACATAACAAATAAATTATCTACACTTAACATTTTTTCTACAATATATGCAGTAAACCATTCACAACCGGCATTATTACCCCAAATACAGTAAACTGCTACTCCAAAAATAACAGAGATTGCTATATAAAATATCGATTCTAAAATTGCTTTTTTCATATTATTAATCCTTTTAGAAGAACAGGGGATTAACCCCCTGTTCTTTCAATTGTTATACAGCTATTAAATTCAGCGCGTTATTAACATCTTGAACAGTTTTAGCTGTTATTTCTTTGTTAATAGCAACAAATTTCCAGCTGTTATTTTCTCTAACAAGTTTAGATGAAATAATGCCGGTTGAAGCACCTTTGAGCTCGATGTTTGCAAGTTCAACATTCTTTCTATCTGTTGTATCAACAATTCTAGTGTAAGACCTTTTAACTTCAGAGAAAGGCTGTCCTGAATATGATGTTACAGAGAATACAATAGATTGAATATTAGCCGGAACTTTTTCTAAATCAACAACAATCTGCTCGTCATCACCGTCAACACTGTTTTGTCCGGTTAAATCATCACCCGTTGAATAAATTGAACCACACTCAGATTTTTGATGGTTAAAAAATACCATATCGGCTACAGAGCCATCCGCTCTCAACAATGTCGCATTTGCATCTAAATCAATTTCTTTCCCTTCAATTGCAGGATCCCAGCCTAAACCAAGAGTAACTTGTTTAATTTGTTGCTGTGGTACTTCTTTTTCAAAAGAAAATTCTTGTCCTGCTGTTAATTCTTTTTTCTCAAATGAATAATTTCCCATTTTTTTCTCCTTACATTTTTTCTACAATACTTTTGATTTTGTTTATAATACGGTTGTAATCAAATTGAATATTGACTATTCGATTTTCAACCTTCACGCTTGTATGCAACAAAATCAAAACAATACAAGCTAAAAAAACTAGTTTCATAGTCCTCCTTTCATCAAGTTCTTAAGGCAGTTGTCGAGTGTTCCTCGACAACTGATATTAAAAACTTGTTTAAGTTCTCCTTTTGCAACGCTGCCGTGAAAACGGTTGCAATAACCGCATATTACTGTTGGTTATTGTCTTTCATCTTATAGATGATTTCAGTCCTTTCGGTATTTACCAGTCGCTTTACGCTTTATAATGCCATAAGGCTTTCTTTTTCAAAGTACAGAAATTATAGGCAGTACAAAGAGTACGCCTGTAAGTATAGTTATTTCACAAGTGTTACATTAAGTATAAAACGTAATAAGGTGTAACTAGTTATATATTATATCAAGTGTAACACTTTGTCAATAGTTTCATTTTTATTCACTTTTGATATTTTTTGTGCTACTATATCACTATGGCAGTAAGTGAAACTAATAAACGAATATTAATAACGCTACCGCGTGAATATGCAGAGTATTTAGAGGAGTGTGCTGTAAAAGAACATCGCTCTATAAGTAATAAGGCTGCTGCTTTACTCATTGATAAAATCAACGAAGAAAAGCGGAGCAAATAGTTTACCCTTATTACAAAAGCTCCGCAAAGAAACTTTTAACTATTTTCAGTTTTAAATGTGCAATATTAAGCATTGTTAACTAAGCCTATGTATTAATTTACATTTAGGCTTTGTTTTGTTATAATATTTAAGTCGATTTAAATGAGGGGGATTGAAACTAGTTAAGCAATCTCCCTGTTTTTATCTTCAAGAGAAAGGTAATTATCAATAAATTCATTCAAGACTTCTGACATTGTGCGATCATTGTCAATAACGCGCTTGTAGAATTTACGATATTTTTCTTTCTTACAATTGAATGTAATACGGTGTATATTCATTGTGGCTCCTACACTTTGATTCACTACATATGTAATTATACACAAACTGGGTAAATATGTCAACCCCATTTTGGGTAAATTAGTTAGAGAATTTTTATGATTGCTCAAAACCTTGCTATTGTAAGAAAAAATATAAATTCTAATGCCGCCTCTTTTGCAAAAGAGGTAGGTATCCCATATACAACATTTATTAAATATGAAAGAGGAGAAAGAAAGCCTTCTTTTGAATTACTTGAATATTTAGTAGATGTTTATAATGTTAATTTAAATTATATTTTTTCAGGTCAAGGTCAGATGTTTATCAAGCCTGATGACAATACCCTCGAGCGACAGAACGATACTACTGTCAAAGAAAGAGTTAGTCATTTTGGCGAAAGGCTCGGCGAGTTACAAGACAAACACGAGTACTTAGATAAAGATATGGCAAAACTTTTATCGATTTCAGAAGAAGAGTATATTGACTTAAAACTTGACGACAAAGAGCCGGACTTTAAGATATTAGTCCGACTCAAACAATGCTTTAAGGTATCCATTGATTGGTTATTGTTTGGTGATTAGTCTTACCACCCTGCCTTGTTTTGTTTCAATTTCAACATTATGTATATCTTCAAGTGTCCTTGTGGTATTAAAATATCTAAAATCCACTTTCTTCTCAGTTTTCTTTATTTGATTTAAAATCAAATTGTTTGTGTTTATCTGATAAAACACAAAGCCAATGAATAAACTTAACATCAATGCTTGGAGTAAATAACTTCTTTGCTGAATATACTTGACAAATTTCTTTACATCACTAAATAACCTGCTGCTCATATAATCTCCTTTTCTTACTTCCAATGTTATATTAAAGGATTATGGAAAATTTAAAAACCTTTATTCAAGCGTTTTTTTAATATTTAAAATAGTATACACTTATCTAAAAAACGAAAAATCTTTATTCAATTAGTAGTCCTGCTAAATGATGCAATTTTGGAAAAAGATTATTTAATATAAAATTAGTGTATTTGCGTTGATTAGGGTTTATGTTGCAGCAGATTTCTCTAGTAGATATTAACCAATTCTATACAAAACCTGTAAAAAAACGGGGCAGCTATAAGAAACATCCGAAAACGGAAGAAGAAATAAGCCCGTGGACTTTAATAAAAGACTTGTATGTAAAGCTTGCCGGCTATTTTTCACTACCAGTTTTTTGTCAGGAGGATATTGTATTCACACAAGGTATTTTTCGCATCAGCTGCTATGCTTATACCGATGAAGCTTACGAATATCAGGGTGAAACCTACAAAGGTGAAAATTTTAAGGTATTTGAAGCTGAAATTATCGGCACTGAGAATATGTATTTAGAAGACCGTCTGAAAATCCATCAGGCGGTTTTAAGCTATTTGGACGCAGGCGCTACAATAGAAGAGGCAGAAATATACGTAAAAACTAAGTTTAAGCATATTTTTGGGTAAGTTATGAGTTTAAATGAAAAACAGAAACAATTTTGCGAAGAATTTATTATTGATTTTAACGCTACGCAAGCCGCTATTAGGGCAGGCTATAGCAAAAATACGGCGCGCAATATTGCATGTGAAAACTTAGCAAAACTTAACATTCAGGAATACATTAAGCAGCTCATTGAAAAACGTAATGAGCGAACTAAAATCACGCAGGATGAAGTTGTTGCCAATATTGTTGAAGTTATGCAAAGGTGCATGCAGGCTAAGCCTGTAACATTTATGGGACGACAGGTTAAGGATGAAGAGGGGAATAACCTCTGGAAATTTGACTCACAGGGTGCAAACAAAGCCCTTGATATGCTTATGAAGCATACCGGCGGGTACAACGCAGATAACCAACAGAAACAAGCACTAATGACCTCAGTACAAAAGATTTTTGTTACCCCCGATGAAGTTGAAGAAGTAGATAAACATATAAAAGAAACTATAAACAATGATAAACAGTGAGTTTCTGGGGCAAAGATTACTAAAGCAGGGCTTTGAAACCTGGATGCGCTATATGTTCCGGGTTATTGAAGGACGCCCGTTTGTTGTTGAGCCTATACACGCAGACCTATTCCAGACAATGGAAAAACTGTATGCAGGTAAAGAGTTGCGCCAAAATATCAATGTCCCGCCCAGAAGTGCTAAAACTACGCTTGCAAAATACTTTATAGCCTATTGCTGGACAATCAGTCCTAAGATGAATTTTATCTATACATCTTATTCGGAAAGCCTTCTGGCGAATATCTCCAAAGAATTGATGACAATTCTTGAACATCCGGCATACAAAGCTATGTATCCGCAGTCGAGAGCTATTGAAGGGGAAGAGGATATAACCCCCAAAGATGACTTTTGGTATGAGTATCTTAAACAGTTTTACACAGGTAAAAACGTATATTCAGCTAAAAAAATCACAACCTATCAAGGCGGAATATGCTTGTTTAGTCCTATCGGAGGTCAGATAACCGGGTACGGCTGCGGCGTGCGTTCGGCTAAAAAGTTCTCTGGTGTGCTTATTATCGATGACGGCAATAAACCTGCTGATGTGCGCTCACAAACTATGCGCGACAGGGTGTTACGATACTACGAAGAAACCCTGTTGTCACGTCTGAATAACCCTTATGTCCCGATTATCAATATTCAGCAAAGACTGCATGTTGAAGACCTTTCCGGAACTTTAGAGAAAAAATACAGGTTTAACACCCTTAAGAAACCTCTGCTTGATGAAAACGGAGTATGTCAAATCCCCTCACAGTACACCCCTGAACGTATTGAAGAACTTAAAAAGAATAATTACATGTTTTTATCCCAATACCAGCAAGAGCCAATTATATTAGGCGGTCAGGTAATTAAGCGTGCATATTTTAGATATTACCCCGTCGCAAAAGAATACCAGTATAAACGTATACTTATTGCAGCTGATACAGCAATGAAAACGAAAGAATATAACGACTACAGCGTATTTATGGCCGGCGGTGTAACAACAGATAACAAGTTACATGTTCTGGATATGCTGCGCGGAAAATGGGAGGCGCCGGAGCTTGAGAAAATGGCAGTTGCTATATGGAATCAGTTTAAGCTATATCCTGTTACGGGTTTGACTTGCAACGGCTTCTATATCGAAGATAAAGCGAGCGGCATCGGATTGGTTCAGGGCTTAACCGCAAAATACGGGATACCGGTTATTGGTGTTCCAGCTTCAACCGACAAGTTAACTCGCGCAGAGAACGTGCTGCCATATATTGAAAGCGGTCAGGTGCATTTACCAGAAAATGAAAACTACAATTTTAACGTTGATATACTCTCAGAGTGTGAAGCTTTCAGCCGTGATATGTCGCATAAGCACGATGATATTGTTGATACATTAGGTATTTTGATTCAGGAAGCTTTAGGAAAGACAAAGATTAGTATTTTAGATTATTTTATGTAAATTAATTTTCAAGCCGTTTGCTACGATTGAATTATGGCTAAAAATAAGAACAAAAAACCGCTGAAAGCAACCAACACAGCGGATGATAACATTATGCAGGTAATCGAGCAGGAGTCAAGAAAGCTTACTGCTCAGAACTCTTTGGAAACTGCTTTAAGATGCGGAAACGGGCTTGATAACTGGTCGCAGACTTTGAGTCCGCGCAATGCTTATAATAATCTCTCGCTGGTTATGATTAGCCAGTGGCAAATATTGTTAAGCTATCTATACAAGACCTACGGCGTACTTGCCAAAATGGTTGATATACCAGTAGATGACGCGTACAAAGGAGGCGGGTTTACCCTTGAAACTGATAGTATTGAAGAAGAAGAGCTCAAAGAGCTGGAAAAGACTATTAATAAAAATCAAGATATAAAACAGATAAAAAATGCACGCAAGTGGGCTCGGCTGTACGGCGGTGCGGCACTTATAGCACTAAGCGGGGATGATTTATCAAAGCCTCTGAACTATGAATCGCTTTATAAAAAACCTTTAGAGTTTATGGCTGTGGATAGATGGCAATTATCATATTCAGAGCCTAATATTAATATCCCGGGTGGTCAGTGGGAATATATTAATCAATACGGGCGGACAAAAGCTAAAAAAGGTGTTATCGGTTCTAATACGCTGACACGTATCCACTCAAGCCGTATTTTCCCTATAACAGGCAAAGAAGCTCCGTTTATAATTAAGCAGCGTGTTAACGGCTGGGGAATATCTGTTTTAGAACAGGTGTTTTCTGATATGTCGCAGTATTTTAAGGCGGGGAATGTCTTATTTGAGCTTCTTGATGAAGCAAAAGTTGATATTATCAAGCTTGAAACACTCCAGACTGCATTATCAGCAGGTAACACAAACCAGATTTTACAGCGTATGCTCGACTTGATTGCAAATAATTTGAATTATAAATCAAAACTGCTGATGTCCACCAATGATGACTATGTCCAAAAGCAGATAAGTTTCAGCGGGCTGGCAGAAATGAATAAAGAAATCCGTATTATGATGGCGGGTGCAGCCAATATGCCTGTTAATAAACTCTGGGGCGAAGGTGTCACAGGTTTTGGAAGCGGAGAAGACAGTTTAGAGAACTATAATTCCCAGATAGAGAATGAAGTCAGAAGCGCAGATGATGCAGTTATTGACTGGGTGCTTATGCTCAGGTGCTATCAGCAGTTTGGCTTTGAACTTCCTGACTTAACCAAAAACTGGAAAAATTTAAGAGTTCTTTCTGCAATTGATGAACAGAATATAGCTGACCATAAATTCGCAAATGCCTTACAGCTTTATGACAGACAGTTCTTAAGCCCTAAAGAGCTTGCGTTATACCTTAAAAAAGAACAGTTATTTGTCGCGGATACAAGGGCATTACGGGGTGAGCTTGAAGATATGCCATTATTGAGCCAGCAGCAGGGATTTACTGAAACGAAGGATATTGTTAAGGAATGAGCCCTACAGCCATTAAAGATTTCAAGATAAAACAGTCTTATACAAGGCTTGTACAAAAAGCCTTGTTCTCATATCTTTGGGAAGGGATTTACAAGCCCATGTTTGATATGCTTGAAATCAAACCCGATAAGGCGAGAAATAGCCTTGATGCCGTGACACAGGGGCTTAAAGAAGGGCAGATATACTATGTTGAAGGAGGCTTTAAGGCTAAAACTAAATTTTCAGCAGCCCAGTCAAGACTGTTAGTAACGTGGGGTGCGAAGTATGACAGTTACAAAAAAATGTACCGCATTGATTATAACCAAATCCCGATGACTGTTCGTGTTGCGCTTGCAGAGTCGGAAATAAGCGCGAAGAATACTATTACCCAACTGGAAGTGTTTTTACGGGAGGTCGAAGCCAATATCCCGTATATTGTGGAATCAATGGTATTTAATGAGGAGGTTGTAACCATTCTTGATGATGCGGGGAATGAGGTTAAGAAGAACGTTAAGCACCTTAATATTATTGAGCCGGAGTTGTCAGAAGCCCAGAAGCAGGAAATAGCGCAGAGCTATACAAACAATATGCGCTATTATATCAAGAATTTTGCAGAGAAGCGTATCCCTGAAATGCGTCAAAGGGTGCAGGAACTTGTACTCAAAGGCTACAGGACGGATACTATAGAAAAGATGCTGCAGCGTGAATTCAATATAATGAGTGATAAAGTTAAGTTTCTTGCACAGCAGGAAACATCTATTATGCTTGCTGAATACAAGCGCGTAACCTATCAGGAGATGGGTTTTGATAAATTTATCTGGCGGACAATTATAGACGGCAGAGAACGACCGCGCCATCACGAACTTAATGGGCAAATTTTTAGATATGATAACCCGCCATATGTAGATGCAGGGAAAACCCGTACAGGCTTGCCAGGACAAGATTTCGGCTGCCGTTGTGAAGCCGTACCATACCGCGATGACAACCCGCTTATAAAGACAGAAATAAAAAACGGACAGTTACAGCTTACTAAATCCTAAAAACCGAGTTTTTAGGATTTTTGTTTTTCCCCTCAAATTTAAATTTCGCGCGGGTTGGTACAATCAATACAGGAGTATCAACCAATGGACAGAGGCAAAATAGACAATTTAATATGCTATCTTTTAGCAATAGCCAACTATGCGAAGGATATACACTATAACTGCGGAGGGGAAAGTTTCTATGGTCAGCACTTATTTGCTGACAGGTTTACAGATAACCTGCAGGACTACATAGACCAGCTTAAAGAAATATGTCTATTAGGGCACGGATTTAAACCGCTGCACTCAAACGAATATTTGAGAAGGGGAGCCGATTTAATCCCCGAAGCGGTTGATTTCCGCCTTATGCACGATTTAATGCTCAATTGTCTACAAGAGATTGAGGGTGTTGAAGATATCTCAAAAGGTGATGAAAACCTTATTGGTGCTATTGCTCAGGATGTCCAGAACAATGTCGGACTTCTAAATATTATGTTTGGAGGTGTACAAAGTGTATAACTGGACGGGTAAATATAAGGCTACAAACGCAATATATCTTGAGGACTCAAACGGACAGGAAGGCAGACCGTTTAAGGCACGTTTCATACAGGCGGGTCTTGTAAAATATGATTTCGGGGTCTGTCTTTTAAAAAAAGAGACAATTGATAAGTTTTTAAACACTTTTCTGGAGGACCCAGTAATTATTAACCATATTGATGATATTAATAGTGACGATGTTTGCGGCATTATTCAAAAGGTATGGTTCAGCGCGGAGGACGGCTGGTTCTGGTGTTCGGGGGTTATAACCGATGAAAAGGCTATTAAACTTATTGAAGACGGTTACAATGTTTCCTGCCAGTACCGTATAATAGATTATGCCGATAATACAGAAGGCAAGCTGCATAATGCAAACCCGTATGACAAAGAGATTTTAGACGGTGTGTTTGAACACCTTGCAATAGTAGAGAACCCGCGCTATGAGGGGGCGTATATTGCCGTGAATGCGTATGTTGCTCAAAATGCTATATGCAGAAATGAATTTAAAGAAAGTGAGCATCCCCGCGATGATGAAGGGAAGTTTACTGAAAATAACGATAGTACAAGTTATTTTGCAAATTGGGACAATGCTCCGGAGGTAGAGTTAAAAACAAATGAATTAAGCTCTATTACGGATATTAAACTGCTAAGAAAAGCTGCTCAGGATTATTATAAAAACAACTTGCAGGGTCAGACAATTAACAAGGAAGGATTAGGAAGTATCCGTTTTTCCGGCAAAGGCTGGAAGGAATTTGTACATACAAGCGCTGATGGGGATAAGTTAAGAGCTATTCCGCAGCTGCCGGAAATTATTAAAAATGGAAAATTAGGCGATTTTCAGAAAGACAATAAAGGCAGAACTGACAATATAAAAGGGTTCTATCCCATTTATTGCAATCTAAAAACAAGCAGCGGAATAAAAAAAGCAGAAGCTTTAATAGCCCAAGATACAGAAGGCAACCTTTTTTACACGATGTTTTTAGATTATGACCGCCCCATTGCTAAAAATAAAAGGGACATTACCAGTAATCAAGACCGGCTGCCCCTTAACTTTATTATAGCATCTAACTCAACAGATTTCAATACTAGTAAATATCAACCTGTATTCGACTGGATACGCAATTTTAAAGGAGGAATTATGGACAAGGAAACAAAAGGCTTGTTTGAGTCGCTTATTGACGCCCTGAGAGCCCGTAATGAGGCTGAGGATGAAAAGGAAAAAGACGACGAAAAGAAAGCCGAAAACAAAAAGGCTAAAAATGAGGATGTCGACAAGCGCGACATTATTCGTCAGATTATGGCTATTGCAGGCAAATACGAAGATAACGAAGATGTCAGAACTATTGCTAAATTAGCTGGTAAACTGGCTTACGACAAATCGGAAGCCGGTACTGCTGACAACAAAGCCAAAAATGAGGACGATGAGGAAGAAAAGAAAGAAGACGAAGAAGCCAAGAATAAATGTAAAAACAAGGCTAAGAATGAAGACGAAGAGTCCAAAGAGAAGTATGAAGATCTAAAAGAAGAAGTTAAAAAAGAAGCTGAAAACAAGAAGGCTAAAAACTCAATGGATGCTCTCAAGCGCGTTTTCTTTGAAGGCGAAGCACCGAGAGGCAAAATCTATATGTCGCAAAAAGAAGGCATAGAACTCGGCAAAAAGCTTTACTAATCAGTAATCAACCAACATAAGGAGTATAAAAATGACAAATGGTATTTCATTAACAAATAGAAGGATGACCGCGGCAAAAGGCCAGCCGGCATACCTGCCAAACCAGCCGATTATCCATAACTGTATCGTAGACCCGACATTGGCGGCAAACACATATTTGAGCCCTGGTGATGTTGTTGCTCTTCAATCTGCTGCAACTTTAAAAGGTGTAACCGTTGTAAAAAAAGCAGCTGTAACAGATACACCGTGCGGGGTTGTTGTATTTAACTCTATTAAATCCGGTTTTGCGGCAAATGATAAGATTTCTATTTTCCCGGTTAATTCTTTTGTTTACCTGCCTGCAGGTGCAGCTAATATTAAACTTGGCGATAATTTACAGTTTAATGCTTCAGGTCAGGTTGTGACAACAGCAACTGCATCTAATGGCTATATCGGTATTGCATGGACAGCACCATCAGCGGTGAATGACTTAGTTGTAGTTCAGATTGTGCCGGGTATGGAAGCAGCAGCTTCATCTTAGTAAAAGTAAATATCAACCAACAAAGGAGTATAAAAATGGCAAATAGCATTTTTGATGCGGATAAATACGCAGAACAGACATTTAAAGCGGTTAACGCTTTATTTGACTATCCTACCGCCGGGGTTGTCCAGACGGTAGACACAATAACTGAAATTGTAGATGGTATAGTGGAAGCTAAATACTACACAGTAGACGGCACACTCTCAGACTACATAAATATAGACGCTTCCGGCAGAGGTGCTTATGCCGGTGAAATCTTCCAGTTTACCGGTGCTTATGTAGGCTCGCCGTTTAAACAGTGCATTATTAATCCTGCTTCAACAGGTATACATAACGACGCGACAGCAGATATCGCAGTAGACGGTATCAGAACGCCTAATAACTTCTACAGACAGAAATATTCTATTTCTCAGGAAGGTCTTAAGATGGCAGCGGTTAACCGTGTAACATTTGACCTTGTGGAAGAAAAAGAAAAATCCCGTAAAAAATGCTGGGATTTGGGCTTGCAAGACACATTGTTTGAAGGTCTTGGCGATGGAAAGACATTTGGCTTGCTCAACCAGCCTGGGGTAACTGTCAACACTTCGCTTATCCCTGTTGCAATTCAGAACATGACAACAGCACAGCTTAAGACTTTTGCAGGTTCAGCACTAACAACAGCGTTTGCAAACTCTAATTATACAATCAAACCTAACCGCTGGTTAATGCCTACAGATACATTTATGGCTCTGGGTGTACCATACGGCGATACATTCGGAATGCCTACAGTTATTCAGATATTAGAGAATGCATTCAAACAAGCCGGCGCACCTTCTGACTTTAGAATTGTACACTCTATCTACGGCGATGCTGCAGGTACAGGCGGAAAAGGCAGACACGTATTCTACAATACAGAAGCAGATAACCTGCTTATGCTTACTCCGAAACCATATACACCACATCCATTGTATGCAGTAGGTGCATTAGATATGATTTCCGATGCAGAAGCACAATTCACAGGTGTATGGCTGAAACGTCCTACATCAATGCTTTACGCTGATGAAGCAGCATAGTAATTAGGAGGAAAGTAAAATATGAAATTACATAACAGATGCGGTAATAACCTATCACACGTAATTGTCGAAAAAGGCAAGAACATAACTTATTTCATAGCTAACGGTGACTTTGGAGAAGTGCCGAAAAAAGTAGCTGAAATATGGCTTAAAATACCCGGGGTAACTGAATATGTCGAGCCTGAGGACTTAGAGAAAGCAAAAATCGAAGCTAAAGCGAAACAGGAGGCTCTGGAAAAGGAAAATGCCGAGCTTAAGAAAAAGCTTGAGGCATTAGAGAAAGCAAAAACCGAAGATAAAAAGTAAATTTCTTCAACACACATAACCTGATAACTATGAAAGGAAAATCACAACATGTCAGACAATATTTTGGAAAATGTAACAGTAGAACAATTTAAGGAATATTTTATGCGTGATTTTCCTTTCCTTCCTTTATATCAGGAGGGCAAAACGTATTTTATTGATGATATAGTTTATGTTGAGCCTAATTTTTATAAATCACTCATTAATAACAATACACAGCCGGTAACTGATACAGAAGCCTGGGACGTTACAAAAGGTGATATTTATAACTATGTGACAGACGCAGATATACAAAAGGCAATGTCACAGGCCATAATTAATGCCAACGAGCGTTACGGCAGTGACGACACCGAATGTGTTAACATCTATTTACACCTGGTCGCTTTTTATCTGGTAATGGATTTAAGAAACGCCTCTAGCGGTGTTAACGGTACTTTTAGCGGTTATGTCGCGTCAAAAAGTGTAGGTGATGTATCTGAGAGTTACTCATTTCCTACCTGGCTTATGAATAACCCGTTATATGGTATTTATTCACAGAATGGCTATGGTATGAAGTATTTATCTCTCATACTACCTTACCTTTCTGTTACGATTCTGTTCTCACCCAGGAGGTCTACTTATGGCTAATGTTAAGGCGGATTTATCGGGGCTTGAGGGGTTACTCAGGGGCTTAAAAGATGAATACAGTGTCAAAATAGGTATCATCGGGAGTGACGCAAAGCAGCAGCACGACAGCGAAAGCGGTCTTACCAATGCTGATATTGGTACGTTTCACGAATTTGGTACAAAGAGAATGCCCCGCCGTTCTTTCTTAGAAGATGCAATTATCCGTAAGGTGTTTAGTCCGGACCAGATGAAGGACATGAAAAAAATCTTATGGAAACAGTTCTTTGTTAAAAATGCGGCTAAAAAATTCATGCAGGATATCGGAGCAAAGGCACTGGACGCAGTCTGGATGGCATTTGATACAAACGGATTCGGGGAATGGAAGCCGCTAACTATAAGCACGGAGCAGAATTTCAGAAAAGCCAGAAAAAGAAACGTCAAAAAACATGGCTATCAGATACTTACAGATACCGGCAGGTTAAGACATTCAATCAGTTTTAAGGTAATTAAAAAATGAACCTAATCCAGCATAATACAATACTATCTAATACTACGGGGCTTCCTAACATGGCTCAAACCATTCAAGGCTGGTTTCAGCCTGTTGAGTTTGAGGTAATAACCCGCAGTTTAGCTGATGACGGTGACGGTGTGGACTGGGTGTCTGAAACCGTTACATTAATAAAAACACAAGGTGTAGTAAGACCTCCGAGCGATAAGGACTTAAAAATATTACCCGAGGGTACATGGGCTTGGGAATGGCTTCAAATTCACTGCTTACCGAATGTGGAATTAAACACTAATCAGTTTGTAATCTATAAAGAAAAGCGCTATAAGGTTATGGCTAAAAAGGATTGGACAGAATACGGGTATATCAGATACACATTACTAGAGGCTTTTCAGGCAGAGCAGCTGGAGGGAGGCGTTAGTGGCTAATTCACTAGAGATAATTAAAAACATACTTGTTAATGAAATGGAGCTTCCAAAGACCCGTGTTTGGGCGTATAACGCTGATATGGATTTGCCAAAGGATAACAAGCTCTTTGTAGTCCTGCATTATGGCGAAAGACGGCCAATAAGCAACAATGTTAAATATGTTTCTACTGATGAGGAATTGGAAGAACATCTGAGTATGAACGTAGCTGAGGATGTTATAATCTCGCTTTTATCTCGCGGGGTTGAGGCCAGAGAGCGGGCACACGAGGTGCATATGGCATTCAGAAGTACATATGCACAGCAGGTACAGGCAAAAGAGCACGTGCATATTTCATTACTGGGGGATGTTTACGACGCTTCTTTTTTAGAAGCAGCTTCAAGAATTAACAGATTTGATTGCCGCGTAAGAGTTTTCAACTCATTTGCTAAGATAAAAACAGTAGATTATTTCGATAAGTTCCCTAATACAAGTCAAGTAGAAGTTATAACAAAAATAGAACCGTAAAATATCAACCAACAAAGGAGTATCAACTAATGACAGCAGGATATCAGATACCAATTACTTATGTAGTTAACGCTACTGCGGTAACACCTTCGCAGGGTTTAGAGCCGCTTAAGCTAAGCACTATTCTGATAATGACAGATGAAGAGCCGGCAGTACCTTATCAGGGCTCTTATGTTATCTCAAGAACGTCAACTGGAATAGCTGACCAATGGGGGACAAATACTGAGATGGCACAGCAGGCCAATATGATTTATTCCCAAACGCCGAATATTTTAGCTAATAACGGATATGTTATCGGCGCTAACTACCAGACAGTGGATTATAACAACCCGGCAACAGCGGGCACGCTGACAACAGAAAACCTGAGTGCAAATATAAAAAATTTTATTTCTGTAACTAACGGGGTGATTAATCTTACTGTTGACGGTTCGGCAAAACAAGTCACAGGACTTGACTTTTCGGAAGCAGCAACACTGGAAGAAATAGCAGAAGTTATACAAGCTAAGTACACTGATATTACAATCACAGCTACTGCTGATAATACATTACTTTTTGTTTCTAAAACAACCGGAGCCGCAAGCAACGTGACTATAGCAGCTATGACCGGTTCAAGCGGTACAGACTTGTACGGAGCGTCATACCTTAACGGTGCGGCAGCGACTGCTGTATCGGGTGAAGCTGCAGAGAGCGGTACAAGACCTGAAACACTTTCAGAAGCAGTAACAAGATTAGCCGGCCAGATATATTTTGAAGGCATATTGACTACAAGGACATTGAGTGACGAAGAAGCAATTACAGCCTGCTCAACAATTCAAGGAATGCAAAACAGAATATTCCCTGTTCCAGCTTCAAACGCCTCGGCACTGGCAGCTTCCACCGGCTTGTTCTCTAAAATAATGTCTTATACTAATTGCAAACCTCTGCTTTACACTCTTGGTGATGATGACGAAGCTGCCGCTCTTAATTCCAGGTTATTCGCTGCTGCATATCTTTCAAGAGGTTTATCGGTTAATTACAGCGGAAGCAACACTACAATAACTATGAACTTGAAAGACCTAACAGGTTTACAAGCGGATACAAATATTAATGAAACTATTCTGGCTCAGGCTGCGGCTGTGGGCGCTGATTGTTTTGTATCTCTGGAGGGTTTAGCTAAAGTTATATCTAATAAACAGAACGGTATGTATTTTGACCAGGTGGCTAATAGAATTTGGCTGGTCAATACTATACAACGTGAAGTGTTTAATGTTCTGGCTACCACGCGGACAAAAGTACCGCAGACAGATGCAGGGCTCGAAAGTATAGTAAAAGCTATTAGAAACGTCTTCAATCAAGCCGTAGTAAATGGCATGATTGCTCCGGGCGAATGGAATAGCTCAGACTTTTTCGGTAATCAGGAAGACTTTTTGAGAAATATCCGCGAATTTGGGTTTTTCATCTATCACCAACCTGTAGCAGAACAGGCACAGAGCGAACGTGAAGAAAGACACGCACCGCAGTTTCAGGCTGCAGGCAAAGAAGCGGGAGCCGTGCACGATAGCAACATAGTTATTTATATTGAAGCATAGGAGATTTTAATATGGTAGACAGCTATACAGCGCAAGATATTATTATCGCGGAAGATTACAACGGGGAGTGGGTGCTCACGGATTTTGCAGACAACACTGTCGCAGAACTTACAGCACCTAACAACCTGAGCACTACGTCAACCGGTTATAACGGTAATTCTCTTGGAGCACATAATGAGCCGGGAAGGCAAAGAGAATTAACATTAAGACTTGTCAAAGCTTCCGGCGATGATAAAAGGTTTAATGAGAATTACAACTTATGGAAAAATAGAGACTTCAGATTTAAGCCGCTAACAATGCGTTTTACAAAGAATGTTGCTCATTCAGACGGTTCTGTAACACGCGACACGGTAGAGTGTTATTTCGGGTTACCGGGAGACCAGCCGGTACAAACAACGGATGTTGCAGGTTCTACCGACCAGGTAGTAAGTGTATACATGTTGCGGTTTGGTAACTCTGAAAGGAGCTTAAGCTAATGTTAAAATTCCAGTTAAAGAGCGGGAAAATGGTAGAACTGAACCTCGCGCCAATGGATAATGCTTTGTATTTGTACAGAACAATTATCCACGAATGCAAAGGTGCGGGGTTAGATATAACGGCCGTAGACGGTGAAAGCATTGCAGCAGTACTCACAAAAAACATTGATGCACTATTAAGTGTTATCGGCTCTGAATATGTGCTTGAAGCGATAAAGGGCTGCGCCGATAAGGTTATATACGATAAACAGCGGTTCAATATGGAGATTTTTGACAGGGATGAAAAAGCACGGGGGGATTTTTTCCCGCTTATGACACTTATTGCGGTTGAGAATATCCGCCCTTTTTTTCCAAGTCTCAATTCCGTTTCAAGTGCGATAGAATCCCTATTGTTGAGGAGCTAGAATTACCGAGAGTTGAGTATAATATCGACACCTTTAAGGTCTGGGCGATGAAGCTCTCAAGGGCGGGTTATGGAGATATCAATACAATAAAGAATCTGAATGCGCAGGAGTTTATGGACTTAGTCCATTATGAAAACTACCTTGCAAAATATGCGGAACTGGTGAGAGTGCTGAATACTAAAAAGGGAAAATAAAATGAGAATAAGTTAGGATGAAGGGCTGTTAATTACTATTGCGACAAGAGAAAAATGACATAATACAGCTTTTTTAGAAGAATATTTATATAGAGATAAAAATAGGTGATGAAAGTACACTTTCATTTTATGGCTAACAGCAAGAAGTGTTTATATTAAAAGCAATAGACCATCTGGTCTAAACAATATTTTAATCATTAGGTTTATGAATTTATATTTCTTAATTGCTATAATTACTAATAATGGAATATTTTATGTAGAAATAAAAAAATTATTAATTATAATTAT